TTAACGCTCCTTGCTGACTAATGTAAGTGGAGTCCTGCCCAAGCCACTCATTAATAGACATAGGGGGAGGCGCAGGAGCAAAACTACCGCCGCCACCACCACCGCCGCCACCTACAATTTGCCCTGTACGAGTAGTAGTAGTACCGCCTCCGCCTCCACCAGAAGGGGGAGGATTACCACCAGGACTCGGCTTAGAAGGCGCAGGACGGGGCTTAGAAGGCGCAGGGCGAGTACCAGGCTTATTACCTTTATTTCCAGCACCAGGCTTAGTGCTCGGAGGCGGAGTGCTTCCGTCACTTAACTGGCCGGGAGCAAGCATTGGCATTAGACGCTCCTATTGTAATTTGCCGATGCAAATTGACCTGACATACCGGCTCTCAACCTGGCTAAGATTGCATTACGTTTAGCCGAAGCAAGCCTGTCTCGTTCTTTATATCCCTGAGGGTCAACACGACCCATAGTAGGCATCGGCCTACCAAGACCATAACGCTTATTGCCTGCTGCGTAGGCGTTAAATCCTGCACCGCCACGAGCAGTTCCGGTATAGGGATTAGTTGACATCCTTAGTAACCTGCTCTTTGTTGGCGACAACAGGAGATAGGCTATATACTTTAGTGGGGTTAGCCCAATCTGTAACGCTAACCTTAATGTTAAATAGAACGTTCCGGAATCTAATAGACTTCTGGAACTTTAGGAACTTACGGCGAGGGTCAGGAGTGTTAACTACCTCAGTTACAGATACATCTTTTGTAAGAGGGAGCGACCACGTGTTACCCGCTAACTGGTCCCAGGTAAATGATGCCAGTTCATCCCACGTTACTGCAACTGTATAAATAATGGGAGTTACTTTGGCAGTGACTGTTCCAGCGGTAAATAAATCTGCACCCCACCAATAGAGTTTCTTGAATAAGTTGGGGCTACTTAAATCATAGATTTTAGTTGTAAGTTCCGCTACAAAGTTAGTCTCTGTTAGAATAGAGCTATACGTCTCTTTGAAAGTGTATGTAGTCCTATCTGCAATAACATTAGACCCAGCAATATACGCAGAAGGCGTAGCGCCTGATCCAGTTGAAGGGTCAAACCATACTTTGCCAAAGAATACGTTATTCCACTGAGACCATGTACGAGTAAATAGATAGAATACAAAAATATTGCCGTAATAGAATACAATTACTCTGTTATTGATAAGACTTACATGAACAGGAAGATAGTATGTTCCAGATGCTCCCTGTGTAATTGACGTCTTAATATTAACTTTGTTGAAAGTGTAGTTAATAAGTTCGTACAAGTATCCCTTATGAAAGACATAGAGAATATTCTCGTACTGAACAATACACCTAGCAGCCTCTACTCCAATGACCTTAGATACTAAGTTAATAGTTGCCTTTGTAGGCGATAAGTCATAGGTCAATACATGTGTAGAGTTTTCTTTAAAAAGGAACAAGTTGCTGCTGATACCATAGATATCAATAAGTTTTTGACCATCACCCTTACTGACATCAAAAAAGTCTGAGCCGTTCCATGTAGAACCATCAGCAATTGCAGAGAAGTAAAGACGAGAGCCATTAGTAGTCTCAGTCTTTCCAGCAGCAATCCAAAGACGATCCTTATACACCGTAATAGCCATGCCTTTCGGCATAGTTGCTACGTTTGTATAACCACCAACAGGAGCCCAGGAACCGCCTGTAGCGGCAGAGCCGGGCTCAGAAACAATCCACATCTTATCAAGATATTGGACTGCTGCTGAAGATTTAAACCCCGCTACAATAAGCGTCCATACACCACTGGAGCGATAGTAGACTCCAGAATCCGTACTGCCAATAACATAGACAGCGCCAGCAGAGTCTACAAACGTTCCAATAATGTCTACGTTTTTACCCGCTACAGGACCTAATGTAGAGTCGGCAACCCAAGCGGGCCGACTAATTAAAGTACCGTCTACGTCGTAATCCCAGTTAAGTGAGACAGATAACTCATCGTCTCGAATAGACGTTGGGTCAGAGACGTTGTTAAGTCCGCCCTTAAATGGACCAAGTTTTACCGGTGTACCAGGCATTACTGATCCTCCGGCAAGACGGTAATTACGGGATAAGAACGCTCAGATACATCATCTTTAAAGTCAGTAATCATAGCAGCAACTTGCTTTTCTTTATAGTTGGCGCTAGGTAGGTCATCGTCTAATTCGTATGCCTGAGAAAGAACCCAGTTAAGAAGGGTCTTGTACTGAGTATCAGGAATACTAAGAGTGTCAGACAAATTAACAACAGCAGTAGGCAGAACAGAAGCAAAGAGTTTGAGCGTTTTTACGCTGTCCGGAGGCGGGTACAGAAAAATACTATCATCGTATTCGTACCAAAGAATTGGCGTGCCATTTTGAATACCACTAGCCGGATCGACAGTACGAAGAACTAACTCTTCAAACTCTAGTTTACTACGCTGCTGTAGCGGAGTATTATTGAAATAAACGCTGTCAATGCCAATAATATTGACGCCAGGCAGCGTGTACTGATCTTGTCCAACTACGGTGTTAGTTGTAGTCGTAGTTTTAGTGTACTTAGTTTGGTTAGCGAGTTCTAATTGGCCCTCATTAACCCAACGAATAATATCTGTGTCTTGAATCTGTGCGCCTGACTCATCACCAAACTGCCGCTTTACCGCAGTCGCTAAGTCTTGCACAGTTTTGGTGCTCGATAAGATAGGCATATAGCCCCCTAGCGGTAAATAACACCATCATGCCTGTAGGTGTTAAGCGGCGATTTTAAGATGGTCGTAGCGATTTCTTTAACTCGTTCGCGTTCTTCCATCTGCTTCTTTAATTCAACTGCTTGTTGCGCCTTATACATATTATCCAGGCGCTCTGCGACGTTTGTCGTACGTTGATCGTTATTAAATACCCATGCAACTAGTCCTGGGTTTAACTCCGCATACGACAAACGCCGCACAACGTATGGAACTTGACCCAATGGAGAATGGACTAGCGCAAATGGCTGATCGTCATTAAACGCCCGCTTCTCTGGCGGAACATAAACAACGTCTAACTCATGGTCAAAATCCCGAATAACCTCCGCTACACGCCGGTGTTCATCCGAAATAAAGCCTTGTTGCTTAGAGTCCCATACTAAGGCGCTTGCCATATCCATTGTAGTTACTTTCTAATTGTAAGAATGCTCAGCAGTTAAATATACACTAGCAGTTCCAGCAACTCCTGTACCTGTAGTTGCCCAACGTACGCGTACTTGACGAGAGGAAAGATGCGCAGAGCCTAAACCTGGGCCTACTGCAAACTTAGTTACACCTGCCTCTGTAGCACCTGCTGCTGCTAAAGTAGAGGCAGCAGTTACTGCAACTCCGGCTGCAATCTGAACCCATTTCTGAACACCGCTAGGTCCTAATGGAAGTGCACGATCTAAAAAGAATGTAACAGAAGGAGTAGTACCCGATAGAGTATCTACAGTAATATCAACGTTAAGGTTAAGTACATTGCGAACATCAAATGTAGCAAGAACACCTGACGCCGCAGATACGTCAACACCTTCACGGGCCTGACCGACAGGGCTTTCAACTACCATTTCTTCCTCCAAATACAGAGGGACCGGGCCGCATATACGACCCGGCCCCTCTATCGGCTAATCGGGAGTTATTAGCCCTCGGTAATGTCCTTCTCGTGAAGGAAGTAGAGAGTGTTCGGTGGAGCAAGAGTATCAACAACAACAGGAACGTCACCCTGGTCAGTAGTAAAGGCAAGGCCCTTAAAACCACCAGTGAACTCCTGCGTGTTGGTAATACGCCGCTGCTGCGAAAGCAGGTTGAAGTAAGCCCGGCGAACACCAAGGTTCGTGAAAATAGCAGAAACACTACCGCCACGAGTACGAATAGTGTCAACCATGTTAATCATAAGACCCTCAGAGAGAGCCCGGTTAACACCAGAGTTAGAGTCAACGTTAGCGGTCCAGACAGAGTCCGTAACGTTGTAAAGAGCACCGGAAGACTTTACGATAGACGCAAGACCCGTAATCTCTCGGTTAACAGAACCTGTACGAACGATAATGTCGTTAGCGGTAACCGACATGTTAGCGCCAGAAAGCGTAACAGTCGTAGCCGAAATAGCCGTAACCGTACGAGCAGTACCACGCGAGGTAACACCCGTCGGGTCAAAGACGTCGACGACCATACCACTTTGAAGCCACGTGTTGAACTTAATCGTCGGCGTAACAGTAGCAGCGTTAGTCGCCGTAATAAGCGCAACCTGGCCCGTACCGTCGGAGTAAACCTGACGGTTAAGGTCAACTGCAAGGTCCCGCTTAAGACCCTGAAGTTCTAAGTCTACAGCAGACATAAACGCCTGCTGGTTCGTCTTGGCTAACTCGAAAGTCTGACCCGTAAGACGAACAGAACCGTAAAGGTACTTAAGAGAGACACGAGCGGCGAGAGTAGACTGGTTGCCCGAAGTCGGGAGAGTCTCGTTCTCGTTACGAGCACCAATACCCTGGTTACGACCAGTGTGAATCGGGAACGTAACATAACGACCGCCGACCTCAGAGGTAACACCCTCAGAAGTACGCTGGACCCGCTTTAGCATGGTCATTTCGTCGTTTAACTGGAGACGGAGGCTGCCCTCGTAAAGTTCCTTTAGTAAGGCAGAAACCGTCGTCATAGTTGCTGGCATTATGACTCCCTCATTGCTTGCGCAAGAAGATCAGCCCCTAACTTCCGGCGCTGATCGTCGCTAAGTTTAGTAGCATCGAAATTAGATGAAGGTACTGCACCATTTGGCGGAATTACTTGTGGAGCATTCGCTACAGCGGTGCGAGCAGTGCTAAACTTAGCAAGTGCATTCTCGTAATGCTGAACAGCCTGGTTTAAAGCTACATCGTGACTAATACCTTGATTCTGTCCAGCAATAGTAGCGGCCATCCCAAGAATGTATTGCATATCCGGATCAATACCACGAGCCTTAAAGGTCGAAGTAATTTCGTTAATCCGAGTATCAATCCAAGCATCTGCTTCTCGCTGAGCCTGGGCATCTTGAGCGGCTTGCATCTGCTGCATTAGCATTTGCTGCTGCTGTGCAATTTGAGATACGCGAGGGTCCTCTACTTGCTGAGGCGCGTACGGATCGAACTCTTCATCTGCATTCTGGCCCTGTGCGACCTGCTGACCAAACTGACCATGCAGTTCCTGATAAAGCAGTTCAGGCTGAGTGTTCAGAATATTAAATAATTGAACCGCAGCACTTAACTGGTCTACCGGCATTTGCGTGAACTGCTGGTAGGGAGCATATTGCGCATGTACCGCTTGCAGTCTTTCTTGTACTCCCCGATCCCACTGCTCTAATGTGGGTCGAATGCTGGGGTGTAGCGATTCAGGAACCCTGGTTAAAATCTCCTGCCAAGCAGGATGGCCGCCAGAGTTCTGCTGGGGTGCCGCACTATCAGGGATAGTAGGCGTAAACGACGGAACCTGAGCGCTAGAAGTATCCGCTACAGGGGTCGTAGTAGGTGTGCTATCTGACGACCCATTAAGTGCATCGCCTAATTGGCTTGCTGCCGCAGATAGATCGATCCCAAGTCCATCGGACATTATAATCGCTACTTTCCTGGGCTGTACCTGCCGTTAGAGGCCCTGGCCCGACTAGTTATAGGATAGAGTTTTGAAACTAACCTGTCAACGGTTAGCGAATACCGGCAGAGTCACCAGTAGAGAGCCGTAGAGCGTAAATCATGTCGTTCTTCGTCATGTTGGCTAGGCGTGCAGCACTGTAAGAAGTGGCGTTAATAGCCGTTAGACGAGTCTTAAGGTCGTTAATCTCGTCATAGTTAGCCTTCTCAGCCGGAGTAGCCGCACCAGTATAGCCACGACCCTGCCGAACATCTACGAAAGAATCGAAATTAGCAGAAATATCTAAATCAGCCATTTGGGAATCCTCCTGACGGGTCCATTGGCATTTGCTGCATTGGGTCTTGTTGCGACGGGTCTTGCTGATCCATAGATGCGCCCATATCCATAGGCGGCATTCCACCACCCTGCATCATTCCAGCAAATTGCTGTGCTTGTCCGAATGCTTCGGACATAGCCTGTAGATGCATATTTACGTGAGCCTCAAACTCTGCCTTGACTGAGTCAGGAAGAAGTTCAAATCCCTGAGTCTTACGGTAATTGTTGTGGACTTCAATATGCACTGCGTGATTGTCCCACGTATTTACCATGACTAATGGATCAGGAGGCTGCGGCTGCATCATATCTTGCATTGCCATCGGGTCCATAGTAGGATCAGGTGGCATTTGTACTTGCTGCTGAATCCGGGCCATTTCTTGCTGGTCCCATTCAGCATGATATTGCTCAACAGCGGCAGGATCAAGAGATTTCATCTTCACGTTTTCACGTGTAGCCTGATCCTGGTCAATTTTAAGGCGACGATTAAGTTGCTGGACGCCACCAATATCCATAAGGGATAGACCCTGATCCGGTGGGATAAAGCCCATCTTCATAAGGTCCATTAAGAACGCTTGACGAGCAGACTTAGATACTGGTAATGCGGAGCCGCCTTCCATACGAATATCCGTACAAACATCGGCACCCGCTAACTGAATAACGTCAAACGAGTTATCCGCACCAGTTACTTTAATCGTACGCTGAACATCCCAAAACTGCTTAATAAGATAGAGAGTTTGCCTAGCAATACGCTCCATGCCACGTTCCACAGAAGCGTAAGCAGTTGCCATGATACTGTCATCTTTCTCCTGTAAGTAGGAGATAGCAGTAGCAGCAGTTACTCCGGAAGGTACACCACCACGAGATACTTGGTGCTGACCTGTCATATCCTCAATATCCATCAGGCTTCGGTCTAAATCCTGAGAGACATATGCAGGAAGAGGCTGTAACGGTAACGGCTGCGGGAAACCCATTCCAGGCTGGACAAGAATAACTTGACCAGGCTCAGACGTAATTTTGGATACATCTACCGTACCCCGATATGCCATTAGCTGAGGCTTAGCCATACGGTTCTTGGCCTCAATAATCTGGCTTCGGGTACGGTTATATTCTCGCTGTACTGGAATTGCATCCATTACAGGGGAGTCGCTATAGAACTTACCGGTAGGAATGTGGTCAAACTTAGTAAACGGGAACTCACCATGCTGGTAAGGAATCCCATTTTCATGCAGTTCTACAATCTTATCGCCAACAATAGTGACCATTCCACCGTTAGGTAAATGCTCACAACCGCCAGGCTTAATCCACATTTCGTAGCAGAGAACAGAATCTGGCTCTGACTTTCCGCCCGAATTAAGGTTTAAAACAGAGTCAGAAAGAATCTCTTCTGAGGCTACAATATTGGGATTAAGAGGCATCCCGTCTAGTGCCTTTTTGTAGAACATCTTTGCCCGTGCTACGGACATAGGGTACAGATTTAATACATATGGCTGGTCCTGTAGCGCTACAGTGCGCAGGTCAGGAACAAATAAATGATATGGAGTTACACAACCATAACGGACAGCACCAGGCATATCCGTAGCCTCAGTTACGTACCCGGTGTCATACCACGTCTTAATAAAACCATTGCCACAAACACTAGTCCAAAAAGCGGCTTCCTCATAGCGAGCCTGTAACTCGCCATGTAAAGATACTGCTTCCCAAACTTGCTCAGCAGCGTATGCCGCAGCAAGGTCACTATCTTCCGAAGAAGCAGGAACTACTGAGGCACTAGGCTTCTGTGAAGTTAGCCGAGCAACTTCGGTACGAACAATAGGCTTAACTCGGTTAACAACCATTCGCACCCGATATGGAGGTGCCTTTGGTACAGTTAGCTTATTGACAAGCGGACTGTACTCGATATACTGGTTGCCAAAGTAGAAGGCTAAGTTTAAATCCCACTGAAGTTTCTGACGCGATCGGGCATTTTTCATTTCCTGGTAGGCATCGAGGACCCACGCTACCAGTTTCTTGTTGTCTTTGATTTTCTGGAAATCATCAACCGAGGTTGGTACCGCCGATAGGCCAGCCGATTTGTTCACGGATTCGATCGTCAAGACCCTCTAGCCCCCTTTCCTGTGCCCATTTATCGTATTCTGCTTCATCAGAAGGATCGTTAGTTTCAAAAGGTGAAATTGGGTCCGTCGAATTTGGACTCATCACTTGAACTTGCTGGAACGCTAACGGGTCCTTCGTCCCCAGCATTCCGATCATCTTGTCCATCAGAGCCGTAACTTGCTGGTCCCTCTTCTCCTGGACTTCCGAAAATCGGGATAAAATCTTGCTTTGGCTCCGTAGCGTCAACAATAGCAGGAGACTTAAGAAGAAGGTCAACGCTAGTGCCGAGAGCATTAGAACTGTCGACGAAGACATTTACGAACCTCGTAACTTCCGCTACAGCGCGGTCCAGATTAGTCCTAATGTTAGCAGCCTCCTTGACTGCTTCTAGATATTGCTGAGGCTTGATCCAACCAATCTTGGAGGCAAGTTCTGCACAGCAGTCTGTGCAAAACATAACTGCGCCTTCAAAATCAAATGTCAGCCCGAAATCAATTAAGTCGCGTTCTACAGAGCCGCAGACCGCGCACTTATTAGGGTACGGTGCAGAGCCTGCTGGAATAATCTGGAACCGCGACTGCGCGGGGTTAGTCACTTCTTATCTGCCGCCTTCTTCTTAGCCTCTTCCTCAGCAGCAATACGAGCAGCCTCGGCTTCCTCAGCAGCCTTTTTAGCTTCTAGTTCGGCAAGAAGTGCAGCCTCAGCCTCTAGAGTCTCTTCCTCAGAGTAAGTAACAACTACCTCTAGCGGCTCAAAAACCGCTTTAACATAGTCAGGACCGTTAGTAGCGTCAAGGCCCAGGTTGTTAGCCAGAGCCTCGGCAGTAACCAGCGTAGGCGTATCTTTTCCAAGATAGTCACCATCCGGAACACCACGGAACTTACGAGCGCAAGCCTCTAAATCAAAGAGGGGGACCTCAGTAGGCATTATTCCCATTCCCATTCTGTTTGATGTTTACGCCAGTCGGTTGTTGCTCCCGCAAGACGAGCGAGGGCCTGGTCGTATCTCTCTGTAACAGTATCCTCTGGAGGTTTCCTTGTCACTTCTTTTGGATCAGGAGTTAGATCAGGCATCATTGTGAAGAAGTATCGCGCTGCGTCGGCAGCGTGGTCGTCCTTCTTGTGGATTTCTTCCTTGACGTTATTTTGATATTGCGCTGTTCTACTTGCAAACGTCTTCCAGCGGAGCCGTTCCAACTCACGCACGAGATTAGGGCAATTCTCAGTGATTTGCCAAGTTGGGCGTTCAGTTCCTGAATTCGTCTTAAGGTAATTAGTAACTCTTTCAACGCCTGTAAGAACATCGTTATTTCCAGGCGCAATGTAGATTCCGTGGCTGGCGTAAGTTTCAAGGATGCTTGTGCCGTTAACGCCATTTCGCTGCTCAATTGCGGGATCTCCGACTGTGAAGTCAGGAACCCTTCCAAACTGGCTATCCATTTCATGCACAACTCTCGCGTGCTCACTTACAATCATCTCCCGTGCGTAGTGCTCAGCAAATGTGATAATATGCTGCCCATTAGGAGAGATTAAGTGCCAAAGCCAGGCCGTCGGGTTATTGAAACCGTGATCCATACTACGTGCTAATCCCCATTCCCGGTATTCAGGGTCACGAGGGTTAACTGGTTCAATAACGTGCTTTGACCTACTAAATCCCTTGTATACTAGACCACCTAATTGAATGAACTTTCCGCTCTCCCGGGCTTCTCGTTCATCCGGGTCCTCAATATCTCCAAGAACTCGGTCAATTGCAGTCTGCTTTAGATACGGGTTGTCATGAATGTTGACTTCAACTACATCAATATCGGGCTTAGACCCATTTACACCAGGCTCATAGATTTGATCGTGAATCCACGTCATGCCATTAATAGGCGTCATGGTAATCCACATATCACCGTCAGTATCAATAAGACGCATTTGACACTCACGGTAAATTTGATATGGTGGTTCCTCGTCGAAATGTACAAAATGACGAGACGTACCAGCGAAAGCATCTAGTTTCTGCTCATATGTCATTAACTCACAGGTCGAACCGTTCGTTAATGTAAGTAGTTTCCGGTCAGAGTTGTAAGAGTCATCCCAGGACCCATTAATAAGAAGCGATGGGGGAAGCCACTGCTTGAGTTTCGGGATAATGATTTGATTGATGCCCTGGTTAAAGTCAACGCAGACAATTCTTCCACGAATCGGCACATCCGGCAGTTTCCGATATGGATGTTTACGCATGAGGAACCAAATATCTTCAGTGATTCCTCCGACAGTTTTTCCACTTCGGTTACCTCCAATGTAAAGCCGCGTCTTGGCAGAAGAAGAATGGAACCTAACTTGCTTATCGTGCGGTTTGTATCGCAAGATATTAGGTTCGACAGCCTGCTTCCGTAGTTCCTGCCCTAACGTGGCAAACATATCCCCAATATTAAGGGCATTCTTCTTCTGCCGAGGCGGCATTACTGCACCTGATTCCCGTTAACGCTTACAGCCACTCGAACAACATTCTTCGTAACTGCGTCCGCTACAGCCGCTGCAATAATTCCCGGTAGGGCAGCCCGTAACTCATCTAGTGCAGCATTAGCCGCAGCAAGATCAGCCTTAACCGTAGAGATTTCAGTAAGCGCACGAATACTCTGGTTGCCAAGGTACGTTAAAACACTCTGTGGAGCCCATGTAGGATTAGTCGGGTCAGCAGGTAGCCCCGGAGCCGGAACAATATCAGCCCGCCAGATATCCTTAATGTCCTGCTCAGTAATAGCCACAATTAACTCCATCATTCTGTCCCAGGGGAATAAACCAGGGTCCCCGTGAACGTTTTCTGGTACGTGCTGATGCCCGCACCAACCAGTATAGTTATCCCACTGATTGCCAGAGAGACGAACAGTATTTCCAGTTCCATAAGACGAAGGGTACGCCTTAAATGGAAGGCTCTGTAGCGGAATATTAAACGCTACAGAGACGGGAAGAATTACTTTCTTGAACAGGTCAATCAGAACCTCATCATCAGCATTAGGCCAGAAGTAGTACCCGAAGTTCTTAGCCGTAGCAGGATCACAAGTTCCGATTAGTTCAAACTGAAAGGCGTAGTCACGATTAGTCTGGACCCCTCCGTCAAGGTTCCTGAGCGCAAATGCACTTTCCGCGAAAGATACGTGCTGACGCACAACGACCCCGACACCCGGGATAGGCTTAATTGTGACGTGTGGCGGAATGGTCCAACCCGAATAAGTAGGCCATGAAAAACTCTCAGTAGTATGCAGAACGCCCTTTGGGTCAGTACGTTCGGCAAATGTTCCACCGGTCTTAACATGGTCTTTGGTTGCATCTGGAAGCCAATCCATTACGTATACCTCTTAACTCCCAGCCACGTTAGATGGTGGGTGTGATAAGACTTGTCACTACAGCCGCGGCATTTACGCGTAGACAGTTTAGTTAGGAGCCTGAGCATTACTGATTCCGAGCAATTGCAGCATTAGCCCAGAACATAGCCTCTTCTAGTTTAGTAATAGCAAGAGACTTCTCCCGACCTTCCGGTAAGTTAGTTTGAAATTGAGACGCAACGCTAAAAAGAATGTTGCGAACAGTCTCATGTGCTTCTGCTACAGCCGGAGAAGAAGGCTTGTGATAAGCGAAACGGTTAGCTAATTCATCAAACATTATTTTCTCTATTCTATGTGGTGTTATCAGTAAACCCGAATGTTGCCGCTAGTGCAGCAATGAGGTTTGCTAGGGCAACGTTACCGCCTTTAGCGCCAGTAATTACTACACCAGCCATAAGTTGCGGACTGTTGCTTCCGTCGTGATTATGGTTTCCCGGAGACGCTTGGTTGCTAGAAATACCAAGCGTATGGTGATGAGCGTCTCGTGCAGTATCCAGATCATCTTGCATATGGATTTGCTGAACTACACGAACGTCAAATCGGTTTAGACCTTTATTCTGATTTGTGCTGAATGGGTCATAAAGACCGCTTACATTCTCTCCAGCCATTATGCTGTCTCGTATACAATAGCGTACGTAAATGAGTCGCCCGCAGCGAATGCGTTAACAGCAGGTGGAGCAGCCGTAGGGTACGTAGTGTTACTCATGTTGTTCCAGTCACCAGTTGTCGTAGGTGATGGTACGTTAAAGATTAAGAAACTATCTCCAACGTTAAGACGGCAAGCACCAACAGTAATGTTAGGGTTACCTGCTGCAACGAAATAAGTAGCAGCACCAATCTGGTCAATAGCGTTAGCACCAGAGTATCCCGCAAAAGGAATGTCAGTACGGAAGGTACCACCTGGCGTGGTAAATCCTGTTCCAAAAGTTAACTGGCCTTGCAGAATACAAGTCTTACCGGTCTTTTGGTAGCGCTGACGATGAGTACCGCCGGTACCTAAAGTCGGAGTCGCACCCGTAGAAGAAGTGATAGTCGGAGTACGAACTAACCAAGCGCTATCAACACCTACATCTTTCCACGTAGCCCCGTCATAAAGCATGACTCGGCCAGTGTCAGACTCGGAAATTAACATTCCCGTGTAGACGTTACCGCCTGTAGGTCGAGTTGCACTTGTATATACTGGTGCGCCCGCTACAGCGTCCAACTTATCATAGTTATTCGAAAGGTCTAATAGAACCGAAACTAAGTCGCTCCCCGCTGGTTTCCGGAGCGCTAATCGCGTCGTATTGCTGGCCAATTACTTCTCCTTCGATAGCCCTCGGATTCCCCGCCGGACCGCCAAAGCCCAGCGCACTTAGGTCAAAACCAATCTTAGTTAATGTCTCGGCGTCTGTCACGTGCTTTGAAATAATTTCTACTACGGCGGCTAGTACAGCCTTTACTTCGATAGCAGCCTGGTTAGCCGGGTTGTATTCCCCGGTAACTTCCATAGCAAACTTGATTGCGTTAAGGTCACCCTTAGTCGCTAGGTTTGCAAGCGAAGTCTTCATCATCGGTACTGCTTCTTCTAATACAGATGAGCCCATTGCTGTGTAGTATGATTTGAATGTAGGATCTTTCATCCAAATCGCCCACGTTGATGGCGAAACATTCACCGATCGTAGTCTTGCGGTTAATGTGCCAGTGGCTCCCGGGTTCATCACTGCTTGAAGAGCAAGTAGTTGTTTGGTCGTTAGACCTTTCCGCTTCTTCCACGGAATCCCTCTCCGACACGCTTGGACAATAAAGTCTTCGTGCTCAAAGATAGCCGCTACTTGTAAGACGTTCTCGTAGTGATCTTTGTGCTCAGCATAAATATCTGGCGCTTTAGGTAAATGCCTACGTGCCATGTAGTATACTGCTACTGCGTTTACTGTGTGGTCAACTAATTCTGTCGAGAACATCTTCGCTCACCCCAGCGTCCCGAAATGCTTCTTTTACGATTGGCGGCATAGTCCCCTTAAATCCCCATCTTTGTACTACGCTTAATTGAACTTTCAGGATTCTGCAAAACGCCGCTACAGGGCCGGGGTAAGGCCAATTCTCTGCAATATGCCGAATTAGCGGCCCGTCTAATTGCCGTTCGTGGCCTACCCAATCGGTATGTGCAGCGAGTAGTATAGAACTATTGAGGTTCTGGCCCCGCTCCCGGGCAGCCTCGACCAAGGCAGAAACCACCTTAGTAGAGGGTGTAGCGTACATACCTTGCTCAATACGCATAACAACTTGAGGGGATACTCCCGCTACACGCGCAAGTTGAGTTTGAGAGATAGCGAAGTCTTCGCGGAGTTTAGTATAGGGATGTTTCATAATCGACTCAGTTCAGGCCAACGATAGCGGAAACAATACCCGTAGAATTGGTCCCATTGGGCTTTGTCCCATAGATCAGTCATTCTAATGTCAGGGATGTAAAATGGTGTAGTCCAAGATTCTATACGTAATGCAATTACATAATGCTCTAGACGAATTACAGCGGTTTTAATTTTTTGGTCAATAAATAAAGGCTCTCTTTCATATTCCGCTACAGGGGCAAATTCCTGGTCAGGAACAATTAGGTGGCCAGGAAGAGTATTTCTTGTTCGTCCTTCCTGATTTATGTAGAAGAATTTTCTGTTGGGGGTGTAGGCGATGACTTCCATGACTTTAGTGTATGTGATGTGGTATAGGGTTGTAAAGTGTTTAAGGTAGACAGTAGGGACCCTTATGGTAACAACACCGCGCCATTTTCCCCGTACAACATGCATTATTTGACATCCTGGGGGATCGGAGTATTGTTCTTCCTGTCAGCAGCGAACACCGAACACAGGAGATAGTCATGGCGCGTAACTTCTGCCACACCTGCGGCAAGACTCTGTCCGTTCCCTCGGGCATAGCGCCCAGGGAAATCACGATCGAGTGCCCGAGCGAGATTTACGTCCGCAAGTATGGGGCGTGCGAGGGCTGCAACCGGTACCTTACGGACAGCGAGATTCTCCACGACATGCTCACGTTCATCGACCCGGGCGACAACTACTCGGTGAAGTTCGAGAACGCTATGTGCCAGAAGAATTTCCACGGCATCCAGTGCGAGGGAATCCTGGACCACTCGGAGGACCACATCGCAACCCTGTTCGGGACGCGATTCTACTTCGAGGACAACAACACGATCTCGATTCTCCTTCGTCGAGTTCTCTGAGTGGTTATGTGTCCCCGGGGGAGAAATCCCCCGGGGGCACGAAATCCCTCAGACGGAAGGAATAGTCATGGCAGGCTACATGCAGAAGCCGCTCTCCACGGTGGAGTGCCGGATGATAAAGCAGGCAGTTGAAGGCACGGGCACTATCGACGCGGTAGAATCCGCGATCGAGTTCATCATCGCTCGCCGCAAGAACATCGCAGAAGAGAACGCTCGCCGAGAGTCTGCAATTCCTCTCATCAACGCATTCTGCTCCGGTCTTATGACGGTGGGTGAGTTGGCCGACCAACTCATGGATATCACCAACAACCGATAGTCCCGGCAGATAGTCCCCAGGGATTCTTCCCTGGGGACTATTTGCGTTTTTTCCCCAGGTTCGGGTGGAAACAACGCCGCCGATTCGTTGGCTAGTCCGCTACAGGGTTCCTCCGGCCCGCCCTATAACTTGACTTCCCCCAGGATCGGAGTAATGTTCTGTCTGTCAGCAGGGCACAGGGCCCCGCGATAGAGAGGGAATCATGACGGACAACCCGTTCGGCAGTCTTATTGAGGCTGCCAAGGCCACACTCGTCACGCTCATCGGCGAGAACAACGGCCGCGCGAACCGGATTAAGTCGGCGGGTAATGTTGCCGCACTTATCGCAGATGTTCGCGACAACTCGGAGACTACGGACGAGAACATTCTCAAGTACCGGGCATTCTTCGAGCAGGCGAACAACGCGATTCTCGACGCCCAGAAGAAGGTCGAGGAGTACATTCGCGAGGCTGGCCTGGTCTCTACCGGGGACGTCGATGTTGACGCCGAGACTGCGGCTTGGAAGGCCGTTGCGGAGCAGATTAAGTCTGCCCGTACTCTCGTGAAGAACCTTGGTGGCGAGGATTCTCTCGCCGATCTTCCGGAGATCGTCGGTATTCCGGGCACTCGCGCCGGGGGTTCGGGTGCTACTGGAGTTCGTCGGCCGCGATTCCAGGAGATTAAGTTCTCCGTCGCCGGTTCTGACGAGTGGACTACTGTCGGCGAGACTAAGGGTGAGGGTGACGAGGCTAAGTTCGTCACTAACCTCACGATGCTTGCCGGTATTCTCGGCGACAAGGATCACAAGGTCGGGAGCAAGGATCTTCAGGAGGCGCTTTTCGCAGCGGCCAAGACTGAGGATCTTTCGACCCTCGGCGGTACTCCGGTAGAGTTCGCGTTCACCGTCGGCGAGAAGAACTACCTCGTCAACGTTACGCCGCGAGTCTCGGAGTAATTCTCCCCTGAGAATCCCCCTCGGCCCTTAGTGGGCCGGGGGGGATTTTCGTTTTTTTCTGGCAGCCGCATGGAAACAACGCCGCCGACAGGTTACCTAGATTATAATTCGCCAGCCCGACTATGCAGCCACTTGCAAAATATTCCAGACCTGGTATAGTTCTTCTTGTCGGGCCGAAGGATTGACAATCGCGGCCAATAGACTCGGAACTTAAAAAGAGCATAGCGTGTGAGCGAATATAGGCCGACACTATGGAAAGTAATACCCCTGGTAATATAAGTCGGCCGGAAATGACTTCGCTACAGGATGTTATTAGGACGAGCCGGTCCCCCATTTACTGCCTTGGCGGTTCGTCTGTAGACATTCTGTAGTGAAGAGTGTAGGGTCTAAGGGGATCGCCCTAATCGCTACCCCTAGTGGAGAAACTGTATGGCGACACTCCATGTCAGATTAAACGACTAACGCGCAACTTAAGCGCCCTACACTTCTTAACTTGCTCCACAGAGGTTTCTCTGTAGGTCCCCTAATGGGGATTAGATTCCTTCATTATTTATTTTTAAAAATATTGCCTGGGAGAGTTTATTCTAGTCTCTCCAGGGGGTATCCCCTGGGAGACGAATAAACTCCCATCCATGATCGTTACCCCATCCGGTAACCCGGTAACATGCCTCTGACCTGCACGTTTGCCGTTCTGGTAACGATCTTGGTACCCTGTCACCGTGCCTGTTACCGATCGACTATACATTCGGACACATCGGTACATACTGCGCACATACCCCCATACCCACACAGACAGGGACAGACCGTGCCAAGCCAGACAGTCACACCACAACTAATCTTCGACACCTGTAAATCGCAGGCAGAAGGCTTTAATAACGACGATATCGAACGTATTCTCGGACTGTCGAAAAATACTCTGCAACGACTATTCTCTACACGAGCATTTCGGAAACTCGCTGTAGCGCCTGGTTATGTGCTCGCTACACAGGACTATGACGAATGGCTAATTCTGGCCGGAATTGCTGCGCGTGTTCAATCGCGTGTAGCGCTTACTGAGCCCCACCGATTCGATAACGAAGACATTGCCTCTCTCGTAGATAAAATGCGTTCGGCAGAACTAGACAAGTATCGTGACATTATTTTTGACTCTGATACTTGCCCGCC